GTGTGGGATGAACCTCCACTCACACAAAATGTACACGAATTATAACGCAGTAGTAAGCCAATAACTCTAATGTGTACACGCTTCTCTTGATACTGTGTACACGCTTTGATATAATGTGTACATGGAGAAGATAACAGTTAGAGAGTTTAGATCTGGGTTATCGGCTTATTTAAAACGAATAGCTGACGGAGAAGTGTTTGAAGTGAACGGTGTACACATTGGTAAGGTTGATGATGGTGTACACGCTAAAGAGGAGGATGTGTACACGCCTGTGACTACGCCCCGTGTACACGCAGACAGGAAAGAGGAGATTGCTCGGTTGCAGGCTTTAGCAGATTCAGTGAAGGATGAGCCACCGACTGTGGCAGGGTTTATAAAGCAGAGTTACGGGATAGGAGATGAGCCTAGTAGGTTGTGTGAGCAGTGTGGGGTGGAGGGAGCAGAGAAGATAGTTTATGTGGAAGGAGATGAAGTAGAGATGTGTAAGTCGTGTATTAAGAGGATGTACGTAGGAGCGCCGAAGATGTTGGACAGGATTTATAATAAGATGCCTAACATAAAATAATTATGCCAATATATTTACCAGAGGACGGGAAGAAGTATCCTGGCGACAAGGACTACGAGATCATTAGTCAGCTTGCTGCTTGTGACGGGGAGTCGTACATAGAGGTTTATTTAAAAGATTGCAAGTGTGGGGATAAGAGGTGCGAGGCAGATAAGTATGTTTTGGTTTGGCACAATGACATGGAGAGCAGTGAATGGTTCATGGATGAGCGGGACATGGCGGATACGATATCTGTGTTGGCGACAGCGTTGAGCGTTGTTCGTAACCGAGAAGCAAATAATAAAAGATGAAGATTAACCAGAAAGAAAAGGAGAAAGCTCTAGAGGTTGTGAAGAAGATGGAGATGGGTGATCCAGAGATTTTGAACGAATGGAAGGAAGCGCAACAGAACAGAGATTTCGTGATGGCATTGGAGAGACATGGAGGAGATGTAGTGAAAGCTACGAGAAGTTTGAACCCAGCATGGAACTCATGGTCGGAAGATAAAGTGAAAGCGAAGAGTATAGAATTACTTAGACGTAACGGGGTAGGAGAAGCGATTAGAGACGCTCTCAGCAGTTTTAAAGTTACACCTATGAGAATCATCGGGATGTTGGAACGGATCGCGTCTAAGGCAGACAGAGACAGTGATCGATTGAAAGCGTTAGAGATGTTAGGGAAGTGGTGCAATATTTTTAATGAGACGAAGACACAGAACGTAACTAATAATTTACACATATCAGAAGATGCAGCAGTCAGATTACTTGAGCGAAGACAGAACCATGTTATCGATAGAGGACGGTTCGTTGACGCACCAGGAGAAAATAGCAGCGTTATCGATGGCGAGGCGGAGTCTAGTTGATTATTGTATTCTTACACAGAACAATTATCGACCTAACTGGCATCACGAGCTTATCGCTAACAAGCTACAACAGGTAGCAATGGGGAAATGTAGGAGATTGATGATCTTTATGCCACCACGTCACGGGAAATCTGAGCTGGCGTCTATTAAATTTCCTGCCTGGTTCCTTGGTAAATATCCTGAGAAAGAAATTATCTCCTGTTCGTACTCAGCTGAACTAGCTGAAGAGTTCGGAAGGAAAGCCAGAGCACAAGTAGATAACGAAATACACCAGCCTATCTTCCCTAAATGCCAGTTACAGAAAGGTTCTAAATCCGCTACTAGATGGAAGGTAGGCCCACGTGGTGGGTACAGAGGAACAGGTGTGGGCGGGTCTATTACTGGTGCTGGTGCAGATGTACTCATTATCGATGATCCACTTAAAAACAGAGAAGAAGCAGAATCAGATACCATCAGAAGAAAAATCTGGGAATGGTACACCTCAACTGCCTACACTCGTCTAGAAAAAGACGGAGCAGTGATATTGATTATGACACGCTGGCACGACGACGATCTCGCTGGACGTATCCTGCAACTAGAAGGAGAAAAAGGACACTACTTCGACGGAACACAAAACAAATGGATCAAAGCTACAGAGATTAAAGGAGGAAATAACCAATATGGGAAATGGGAAGTACTACGATTACCAGCTATCGCCACTGAACAAGAACGATTCAGAAAAAAAGGAGAACCACTATGGCGAGATAAATACGATATCAGCGCACTACAAGATATCAAACAAGCCGTAGGTACAAGAGACTGGGGATCTCTCTATCAACAAGACCCAGTAACAGAAGAAGGACGTGAATTTAAAAATGAATGGATCCAATATTGGGACACTCTCCCCAAAGATCTTAACTATGTGACCACAGTCGATCTAGCCGTGTCTAAAAAAGATTATGCCGATGACTCAGTAGTGATGACAACCGCAATCGACAAGAACGATCGCATCTATGTCATCGAATATAGGAACTGGAAAGCCGATCCATCAGAAGTTATCGACGAAATATACCGCCAACATGAACTCTATAACTCCAGAGTAGGCGTAGAAGCCGTAGGTTTCCAACAATCACTCATGCACTTTATCAAAGTTGAAGGTAGACAACGTGGCAAATACCTACATATAGAACAAATTACTTCCAGGTCAAATAAAGAAACTAAAATTAGAGGACTAATCCCACATTACGCAAACAAATTAATCTATCACGCAAGAAATAGATGTAGCGAAATGGAAGAACAACTAGCAAGATTCCCTTCAGCTAAACATGACGACATCATCGATGCGTTCGCCATGGCACTGCCAATGCTTAAACGCCCAGTCGTACTAGCTAAATCACCAATACAAGATCTCGGTATCCGCTATACTAAGGATGGAGTGCCGTTCATAGCTAAATAAATTGCGTCTAAGGCGTTTATCTGTTAAAATTAACCTGAACTACTATGGCAATTAAAGAAATCCTTGAGAGAGCAGATAAAGAAAGCTCTATCTATGACCACCTCGGGTGGAGAGGGATATGTCGAAAGTGTGGTTTGTCCCTGAACATTCTCGGAGAAGAGTTGAGAGACGACTATCTTGACCCATATATAGATATGAGGAGGCAGGAAGTGAGGTGTAGAAACAAGAGATGTCAGGGATCAGTGAAAATTTTATGCAAGATGGACCCAAAGAGGGCCAAACATTTAGCCGACATTAAACGTAGATAAATGGCAAAAATCAAGCAAGACGTTGCTAAACGTGCATTGGAGTGGGTCACTAAGGTCAATGAGGAATTTGATAGTTTAACATCAAGAGTCCGTGACAAATGGCTCGACTACTACAGAATGTATCGCGCTTTCGAGAATCAACAAAAACTTCCAGGAAAAAGTAATATCTTTATCCCGAAGATTTATGAAATCATTGAAAAGAAAACTCCACCAGTAATTGAGAACCAACCATCTTTTCTACTGACTCCAAGAGTGAATGAAGCGAATCAGTTTATCGGGCCATTGAGAGATACATTGGCTTTCTGGTGGGACGAAGATCGTATGCAGGAGAAGCTAGAAGTCTGGGTAAAAGAAGCTTATATATATGGTGTAGGTTTAGTGAAGGTTGACTGGAGCCAGGAAACAAAAATGGAAACGTCTGTAGAAACATCTATTGATCCAGAGACACAGGAGATTATCGAGACAGAAGTTGAAGAAGAAGTAGTAGCATTTGAGCGTCCGACAGCTGAACTAGTTTCTATCTTTGATATCAAGGTTGATCCTAGAGTTGAAACTTTCCAGGAAGGAGTAGGTGTATTACACACTATTAATGACGTTAGATGGGCTGACCTAATGGCGTTTGATGAAGACGTATATGATCTGTCTGAACTTAAAGGTAGGAAGCCAGAAGAGTTTGATGATGACGGATTCCCAGTAGAGGAAGCTAGAGAACAAGAGGACGATAAAGGGATCAATAATCTTGCAGGGGAGATCGATAAGAACAGAATTACTATCCAAGAGTTCTGGGGAAGATTCTCTAAGACAGATGATCCAGCTGATGAGAAAGAATACATTATCACAGTAGTAGTATCTGACGGAGAACCTAAAGCAGTAATCAGAGTTGAAGAGAACGAACTAGGATTCAGACCATTTGTGAAGATGGATGACCGCAGAGTGCGTGGAGAGTTCTATTCTATCGGGGAAGTGGAGCCACTAGAAGGATTACAAGTCGAGTACAACAACTTGAGAAATGCGAGAATAGACTTCAACAACTCTGTTAATTATCCTGAATGGATCTACAACGTGAACGCTGGAATCAATCCAGCTAATCTAGTACACAGACCAAACAATATTATCCCAGTTGATCTACCAATCGGTAGCGATATCAGAGGAGTGATCCGTCCAGTGGACAAACCTGTTCAACCAATGAGTGGGTACAACGAAGAGTCGCAACTTAATAGAGACTTCCAAACTGTTTCACAAACAATCGACTTCACTGACCGTGGTGGAGCTGCAGGATTTACGAATACAGCAAGAGGAGTATTGGCTAGAACTGAATCAGTGAACTCACAAGTTAATAATATTGTCCGACACCTAGAAGCGGCTATCGCTGAAGTTGGACGAATGTGGCTAGGGCTAGCGGAAAAGTTCTCTGAAGAAGAGTTGATGGTTAGAAGACCTCGTACGGAAGAAGACGCTATGGTCGATGAGATCGGGCTAGACGAAGTAGAACAGAAGTTCACAAAGATCGATAGAGAAGTATTGAAGGATGTTCTATTCAACTTCACAGTTAAGATTGAAGCAGGTTCAACTACAGCTAATGACGCTAGAGGTAAAGCACAAGACGCAGTGAACATTGCGAACACAGCTGCTCAATACGCAGCACTAGGTGTACCAGTTGATCTAACTAAAGTATTCAAAGATATCTTGAGAGATAGTTTCCAAAAGAGTAACCCAGAGAACTATATCAAGGAACAACCTCAGATGCAGCTACCAGAACAGGGCGGAGTGAACACAATGCCAACAGAAGGTGCGCCAGCTGTAGGGAAAGTTCCGATACAGCCATCTCAACCTAACCTAATCTAATGAACATACAACAGTGGAAAGCCAGGATCCAAGACGCTAGAACGAGAGCAGAGCTGGTTCGTATTCAAGACAGCTACAGCGAAGAGCTAAAGGCGAGAGGAGAGTTGTTGAGAGGATTGAAGCAGCATGGTGGGTGGAAAGTTTTAGAAGAATACTTTGACCAAGAAGAGGTGTTATTGCGTAATTTATTAGAAGTTGCTAAAATAGAAGACGTACAAGCGATCCAGTGTGAATTAAAAGTCCTCAAAAAATTTCGTTCATTCCTACGAAACAGTGTTTCCATCATTGAAAATTAGGTCTTGTGATAGGTTGGCTTCAGCTCGTGTCCCCCATGCGAGCTGTATCCAATCTGTCACCTAACCCCATAAAGATGGATCAAGAAGAAACTATGGAGTCATTAGACCAACCTCTAGACGAGGAGTCACAAGACCAACCAGACGTGGAATCTGATGACGATTCAGCCTACGAAGATGATGAGGAGCAACCTGAAGAGGACTCTGAAGAATCAGAAGAGGAAATACCAGTTGATGAGCTTAAAGCTGGTTATCTGCGTCAACAAGACTACACTAAGAAAACGCAGGAGCTAGCACAAATGCGCAAAGAGCTGGAAGAGTTGAAGGCTAACATGGCTGAAGCCAAACAACCTCAACTATCACCAGAGCATGAGAAGGCTCGTCAAACCTTGAAGCAGCTTGGCTTTGTCTCTAAGGACGAAGTGCTACAGGAAATTTCTCGTATGACTGCACGGCAACAAATGGACGCAGAGAAAAAGCGACTAGGAGTTGATGAAGACGTGTACAACGCTGCGAGATATATCCAGTCTACCAAGCAGTTACAAGGAGAGGATCTATCAATTGAAGAAGCGATAGAGAAACTCACTGGCAAGGGGAGGAAAGTTGTGAAGAGGAAAACCGTTGGAACGAAAGGAGGAGTGGCTTCACAACCGAAAGTATCAGGTGTCAGTATCACTCTTGAAGAATTCAAGAAGCTTGACCCAAGCTCTAAGAAGTACGAACAAGTTGTATCTAAATGGAGAGAAGGCAAGCTGAAAGTTATTTCTTAAAATACCATGTTATGGAACATTATATTGCTGCAACTGGTGCTGCTGACATTAATCAAGCTGCAGACACTACAAACTGGACAGCAGAAATGCCATTTGCTGGACGTCTTAATCTAGAAAAAACATTCTTGAGATGGACTGAAGCAACTGGTTCTCAAACATCTGCACAAGGTGTGGTTTCTATTGAGGTTGCTGGAACAGAAGTCGCTACACTAACAGCTAATCAATCTGATGCTATTGGTGAAACGCAAACATTTACTCTTGATTCAGCAGTTGATGCTGGAAGCCCTTATGTTTATTTCGATGCGGCTGACGATATCGAAGTTGTTACAAAAACACAAGCAACAGGAGGAACTGTTGCTGGGGATGGGACAGTTTATCTAGCTGTTTCATTCAGCAAGTAGTCCTTATTATTTGTTTAACTAAAACCTTATTATGGCTAATAATATTACAAATACTGAGGCAGCTGCGTTTATCGACAGTGTCATCAGTAAAGAAGTAATTCGCGAGGTTAATCCTAAATTAGTACTCGCTAATCTCGTTAAAAGATTCGACAAAGAAGCGAAGCTAGGTGCAACTATTACTGTACCTTCAGTTTCTAACTTTGTTGCAAACGACAAGGTAGCTAACGTATCTGTTGCTCCACAAGCAAACACAGAAACTAGCGTTACTATCAGTGTTGATCAACATAAAGAAACTTCTTTCTATGTTGAAGATATTACTGAGCTTCAATCTGATAGAGCTCTGATGTCTCAATATTCTGAAGCTGCTTCTACAGCAATTGCTAGAGCTATCGATTCTTCTTTAGCTGCTCTTGCTTCTGGGTTCTCACAAACTTATGGGACATACAATACAGCTATTACTACTGATGTAGTTCTAGATTCTATTGAAGCCCTAGACAGTGCTGACGCTCCAGAAACTGAAAGATATTTCGTTTTCAGACCTGATGTAAAACGTGATCTTCTTGACCTTGCAGCTTACACTTCTAGCGATTACGTTGGAGGAACACCTGTAGAAACAGGAAACATTGGATCTCTATACGGAGTTCAAACATTCATGTCTACTAACCTAGTAAAAACTGGAAACAACACAAACAACATGTTATTCCAAAGAGAAGCCCTTGCTCTTGCAATGGCTCAAGCACCTCGTGCTCAAACTAGCTACGAACTTTCTGAGCTTGCTCACCTAATGGTAGTAGATGCTGTTTATGGAGTAACTGAGCTAAGAGATACATTCGGAGTTCTTGTTAAGACTTAGTCAATAACTATAACCTTTTATGGCAAATATTAAATTTAATCCGATGCAAGTCGATGGTGACGGACAAGTCATACTTGATTCGGCAAGTCTAGGTGCAGATCAAATTGACGCAGGTGCTGTTGGAACTTCTGAGATTGCAGATGGAGCAATAGACACACAAGACTTCCAAAACAATGCCATCAAGCCTTCAAAGGCTGGTACCGATGCAACTGGAGAGTCGTTTGTACTTGTAAAAGAATTTCAAGGCGAAGACATTAAGACTCTTTTAGACGGAAGCACTAATGATTTATGGGAAGTTCCTGCAAATACTTTTGTTTCAGATGTTTTTATTGTCACTATAACTGCAGCTGGTGGTGCTGGAACAGTAGATATTGGGATTGATGACCAATGGGACGATATGACTACTGATACTGATGGATTCGTTGCTGCACATGATTTAAATACTGGGGGACCAACTAGGATGTCGCTAAAGGATGAGGGCAACCAGACAGCTTTGGCTACTGGCATGTCTACTCAAAGCGGACAAACTGGGTCAGTCACTATTACTTCATCAGGAGATCTTACATCTTCTAACTGGGAGGGGGTCCTTTCTATTACTTATTATAAAATTCCTTCATAGTGCATTAATGTGATGAGGGTGGGCAACCGCCCTTATCCATTAGTTCATTAACCACTACACAATGGATGACAGAAACACCCCAACATGGATTACAAACGCTAAGGGCGTTAAATCATGCGTGCCTCAGCACACAGCTGAATACTTCGTCGGGAAAAGAATTGGATGGTCTTATACTGAAGCTGATGAGGTTCCAACTCAAAAAAGATTCCCGAAAGATTTATACCTAACAGAACAAGGAAGATCGAGAAGAGGAGCAATCACCCAAGCAGTTGAAGAACACAGAGCAGCGGCTCCAGAAGTGCAACCAGAAGCGATGGATGAATTAGGATACACTGAACTACAAGCTCTTGCTAAAGAAAAAGGTGTTCCAAAATACTGGATGAAGAAAGCTGACACTTTAAAAAAGGAGCTGGGTATGGTATAATACACCTGTAAAGTTGGCGAGAATGGTTATCCGTCAAGTATTACACAATAAAATTTTAACCATTAAAATATGGCGTTACCAAGTTCACGACAGCAACGTGAGTATGACAAGTTTGTCCAAAGGGCAGATGGTCAAACTGCTTTAGCTGTTGATATTGAGGCAGCAGATCAAGGCGGTGGTGGAGCAGGCGGAGGAGGATCCCTCTCTAATGTATTAGGGGATTTCACTGCGACTATTAATGATGCTACTAACACATTTGACGTTAGTGGTATTTCTCTATCAGCGGCATTGCTAGCTGGCGGAGTTATGTATGTAATTGATTCTAGTGGGGACGTAACAAAACTCCCTACTACAAATGTTTCTATCTCTGGATCAACTGTTACGCTCGGAGATATGAGTGGGACATTCTCTACAGGAGACACATTAAATATTACTGTTGCTGGTCTTCCTAGGCAGTACGATTCAGGGACAGGGTCAGACAAGGTTTATAATATCAACCCTCTAAACGAGCTTCACTTTGAGGAAACCTTAGCGGACGTAACAAATGGTACAGATGGAACATACTACTATTATGTAGAT